GAAGATTGGCATTATATAAATTGATAGCAGCAGTTATGTCAAATATTTTTTCACGACCACCATATGACGCGATAATTTTGTCATATAAATCAGGGTTATCTTTTTTGAGTTGGCTGGCAGTCATAATGAAATCACTACATCACCTACTACTAACTCAGATGGTTTTTTGCTTATTAGTTTACCATCCTGCTCAACCATAATACTATGATCTTCAGTTACTAGCACTTCGTGCCCATCGGAATCAGTAACTTTATATTTTTTCTTGCTAACTTTATGCCGATACACATAGTTATAGTTTGTGTATTCGGCAGCATTCCGCTCAGTGTTTAAATGGCATATTTGAATATCATCATTTCTTGAGTATTCTTTTCCACCTTCTCCCCAGGTGATATTTCCCAGGCTAAACAGATCTTCTACAGTCATATTACCTTTTGTAGTTCGAATAATTGAGTTAGAAGAAATACTATCAGTATCCCCATATACTACTGCTTCACCGTCATACTTGTATTTTCCAGTAATACACTGGTTAACAAAAGAGTCCATGTGTTTGGCGATAGTCCTACCAGTAAGTGTAGTAGATTGCCCAATACGAAAATCGTGGAACCTACAACCTGGATTTAATAAAGCTCCGTATAAGGAATTAAGATTAATTTTTTTCACTAACTGGCGTTTATCCCAGAACGCAATATCTTCTTTAGTAGTCGCTTCTTTTTTCTTTTTTTGTAATACTTTCCGCTCAGCATACCAGTATGCTAACAGACCAGGAATAATGCCTTCAAAATCGTATCTGAATATAGTGCCGTTAGCACTGAGCATCCATTTTTGCCCACTTTCAAATACAAGTCTCCAAACTTCGTCAGCAGTATGGACCGTCGGCTCCTCCACTCCTTCCCAGTCAATAGTAAGCTCTGTGCCACGCTCCATGTTCATTACTGCGGAATACTCTAAACTGCCAAACAATCCTTCCCAAGCAGCGGAAAAACTTGGCCCCTTCATCATGCGTTTACCAACAAGGCGGTCTTTCATCTTTTCAGCAATGTAGCGATCTGTCATGATGGGGCGAATCTGTCCAACAATGGTTTCAGGACCCATATTCAGCGCACGGATAGTAGAGGGATATAGTGAGTTGATGTCAATCGCCCCAATGTATTTGTGAATGCCAACTTTAGGGTGAGCAACATACGCTCCTGCTGCTCTACCGTCATCGTCATCTTCACCCATAATGTCTACAGATTCTTTGGAGTATGGTTTCTTGCCTGGCACTACCAACCCTTGCTTGTGAGCAGCGTTGATAATAGCTTGATCTGTAATAGCAACCGCGCCCATTGTAGTTGGCAGTAGCACAGTGTTGTCATGAGCTAGTTCGTTAGCCAAGTCAATAAACTTCAGCTTGGTGTCAAGGTTAGCTAGTAGGCGCACATCTTGACGGTTGTAGTCTAAGAACTTGTAAAAATCTTGCTTGTAAAGCTGATCCAACGTCCCTTCATACTCTATCTTCTGCTCACCTAGTTCGTATTCACCAATCGCGTTCAGTGCGTAGCTGTGACGCTCCTCATAGGTGTATTTGCGATACAACTGCATGTAGTCAAGGTGGACACGCCCAACAATATCGTAGGTCATACTCTTCTTGCCATACCGCTCGAAATCTCGCCTCTTGGGCATCTGATTCCAAAGACACAGTCTGCGCAAATCATCCTTCGCCAACGCACGGGCAACACGGCCAACAATGTATGGGATATCATAGCCTTCACTGTTCCAACCTGAAATGACATCGGCGTCGTCTATCATGTCAAGAAGCGCGTCGAGCATTTCAGCCTCGGTATGGAAGAGGAATGTGTCTTCAAACCGCTCCGCTATAGCAGAAGCGCTCTCCCATGTCAAAGATTTTGGCGGAACTGCCACAGTAATCAGTTTGCCCAGCCAAGCTAAGTAGACAGTTACAGCAGTGATCTCGTTAAACGGGTCGTCAATAGGAGCATACCCCCTCACTTCATCAAAGTCACTCTCGATGTCGATAAAGCATAGATGCAAGTTGGGGGCGTCTACCCCAAGATAGTTTTTTTCCAAGCAGCGGAAGATTGGGTTGACATCCTGCTCCCACAGTTTCTTGTTACTGTGGATCTTCATCTCCTTGCGGAACTCTGCGTTAGATTGTGAGCTAAACTTGGTTACTGGTGTGCGGTAGATTGTTTGGTGCTTACCCTTTGGGTCATCATAATATAGCACATATTCTGCGGGGTAATCGCGGTAGACACGATTTCCGTCTTTGTCTCGTTCTACAATGTGGACTCTATCCTTTGTTTTGTCCAAAATTCCGTCAACATAACTCATACATACCCTTTATACACCGCTTGTGGCCGGCAGACCTTACATCTATACACTATTTTAACTTACAGATAGCGAAAACTGTAATGATTTGGATCACAAGGTTCGATTAACAGTTTCCAAAATATCAGTCAAAGTTTCGTGATCAGCGTTAGTGTCCGTCCACTTTGATTTTTGCGCGATTTTGAGTGCCTTCTTCAAAATGCCTGGCTTCACCTCTAACTCTTCCGCTACAGCAGCAATAGTGTCTGACAGTCCGCCCATCAAATCCTCACATTCCTGCATCGTCGCAACCCCCTCATTGAACAGTTGATTTAACTTCGCCTTTTGATCAGCACTGAACATTTTTGACGCCATATATTTTTCCTTAAAATAGTATTTTAGATGAATTGTTACTCAAACGCAACGGGTATGAGTGAATAAAGTGCTACACTTTAGGGATTCCGGTAGCGAATCGGCCGTCCCAGGGTAGTAGCCACCCGACGCCTTGCATGGTAGTAACTACCACGGTCCTAAGCGTTGTCTAGTATTTAACTGGCCTTAGTAATGCTGCGATTTTTTAGCTAAGACCTCATTATGAGGCGCTTCTGTTAAATCTACTGATACTGTCAAATCAGATCCTGCTCCGACCAGCAGCATAGTAACTGCTTGCTCTAAATCAGTTGAAGATCCAAAGAAGCATGAGTGAATGATAAATTCCCCGTTGTATGATGCTAGCTCTTGCCGCGGCCAAATGTCATCTGGATCATTGTTAAACTCAAACTGAGTAATATTATTTTCAGTTGGCTCTCTATAAATCTTAGTTATAGTTTTAGGAGTTTTGAACCCAGATAGTTCAGCACGATCAAAACTCATTGTTAGCATTAGGATAGACACTTTACTTCCAACTTGGATTTTCAGATTTGAGAATTGATCTAATGATTTAAATCTGTCCACAAACTGTTTTGAATTTTGAAATGCTGGATGTTGTGATTCTGTTATGACATTTGCGCAATGATATTTCAACCCTCTCCAGTCGTAATCTCTCCAATGTGTTACACCTGAATCTTTAAGTGATCTTCCTAGATTTTTACAATATTCCGTTACTTGATTGTCAGATAGACTAGAGTAATGCAGCGATTCTTGATGCTGCTCTTTTCTTTTCATCCACTCAGGTTTAGGCCAAGCTGAATCAACATCAGCATGAAGCCAGGCTGGCGGCACTGCAAGAGTGGTCGCGCCCTTAAAATAATCAGGAACATTTGAGTTATCGCCCAACGGGGCACTGAGTTTAACCGTAGCTAACCCCGATGGTCCAATACGAAGTAACTTGGCAGTTCTGACAACATACTCATACCCTGGTGCTTTAATGTAAACAGTGTCACCTACTTTGATCCCAGTGCGTAATATTCTTTCTTTGGTAGAAAGTTTTGATGCTTCGTTAACCCTTGATTTACTGGGTTGAAGATCTGTATCAAACTTCATTTTAAGTTGTGACCTAAACTCGTTAAATGTTGAGGTATTCTTAAAGAAAAATGTTTTAACGGTCGTTTCATTTTTAACAGAATCATACGGAAAGTTAACTGATTTTTCTGGGGAAAACTCTATAGTAAATGCGTCAGATATTTTTTTGATAACTTTGCCTATTTCTGGTTGATGGAGAACAACGACACGATTATTTACTAATGCCAACAGAGTCACTATATATTTTTTACCAAGCTTCGGAGAGTCTGAAACCATATTTAAAAAATAATTATTATTAGTGGGATCATTTGACTCTAGCAAAGTAGAAGAACTTCCACTAAGCCAAGCCTCGGCCAGCGATAATCTTGCCTCCATTGGTAAGTCCTCAAAATCTTCCCATACAAACTTACCTTTAGGCGGCGAAGATTTTACAGCAAATAAGTCTGATATGAACATAAATTATCTAATAGTAGATAGTTTTGTTCCTAACTGTTTGGCTGCAGCTGGATTTTGTGCTAATGTTTGAACTAACCCTTTAACCATATCGCCAGGCGTAGTAGCATTGTTATTACCTTGCGCTGGCGGTGCCACTGGCGCCCCACCCGCTTGCCCC